AAGATGATAGTGGCGTTCGATGTCTACTGCTACGACATCCCGAAAAAAGGCGTGAAGCTACAGCCTGTTGCTGTCCAGATTATCGAATTGAAAACTGGAGGTGACGACGATCCCGAAGCATTTGGATTCAACGATATGGACGGCGGTTTCAAAACGGATGACGCGCAAGAAAACCCTTTTGCCGAAGAACAGGGCGAAGAAGAAGCCAGCGCAGACTTCTAAGTCTGTCGGGCTGAGGCTGGGGTTCAGGAGTGGTCTTGAGGAGCGCACAGCAGCGCAACTCAAGGCCGCTGGCGTTCCGTTTAGATACGAACACAAAGACGACAGGATAGAATATGTGAAGCCTGCGAAGGTCTCGCGCTACCATCCTGATTTTTGCCTGCCCAACGGGATTATTGTCGAGACCAAGGGCAGGTTCGTCACAGCAGATCGTCAGAAGCATTTGTTGATCAGGGACCAACATCCCGACATCGACATCCGTTTCGTTTTCTCAAACCCCAAGCAACGAATATCAAAACAGTCGGCCACAACATATGCAATGTGGTGCGACAAATATCAATTTCATTACGCCAAGGGCAGCATACCGGAGGATTGGCTACGGGAGGCGAGGAGGCCCCCAACCCATGGCGACAAGAAAAAGAACTGACACGCACTGGATCGCTATTCATTGCGCCGCAACCCCACCCGAAATGGACATTGGCTTTGTCGAGATAGACAGGTGGCACAAAGAACGTGGCTGGATTGGCTGCGGCTACCACAAGATCATACGCAGAGATGGCACTGTCGAAGATGGCAGAGACATCGATGCAATGGGTGCCCATGTCAGAGGATTTAACCAGACCTCAGTTGGTGTCTGCCTGATTGGCACAGACACATTCACTGTTGAGCAGTTTGAATCCCTTGCCGTTTTGATTGCGGACTTACTTGTTAAATATCCATCAGCGTCACTTCGGGGGCATCGCGATTTCCCGAACGTGAAAAAAGAATGTCCAGGATTTGACGTTCAGAAATGGTGGAGCCACCAGATCAAAAAATAGGAGAAAAATTATGGAAGACTCGCAGTTCCTTGAACATGCCCCGTGTTTAGATTGCGGGTCTTCCGATGCTCTAGGAGTTTACAGCGATGGGCACACGTTCTGTCACAAATGTCGCACGCACACACAAGCGCCGGTCACCGACAGCAACGTCACTCCGCTCACCCTTGTTCCGCCAACGCAAGGTCAGATCAAAAAAGGTTTACTGCCGAAAGGGCAAATCGAGGCATTAGTAAAACGCAAGATCACGGAAGAAACCTGCAAGCTCTGGGGATACTCGACAGGCGAACTGAATGGCATACCTGTGCAGATCGCGAACTACACAAGAGACAATCAGGTTGTCTTTCAGAAGATCAGGTTTGCGAACAAAGACTTCACCAGCCGTGGCGATCTCAAGCAGGCAGGTCTGTACGGCCAGCACCTGTGGGCGAGCGGTAAGATATTGATCGTCGTAGAGGGTGAGCTAGACGCCCTTGCGATGAGCCAAGCGCAGGGCAACAAGTGGGCTGTAGTGTCGGTGCCAAACGGCGCACAGGGCGCAGCAAAGGCAGTCGCCAGATCACTCGACTACCTACTCAAATTTGAGACCGTCGTCTTCATGCTCGACAGCGATGAGGCAGGCCAGGCTGCGGCACTTGAGTGCGCCAAGCTCATGCCACCGGGCACCGCTAAGATTGCAACCCTGCCTCTGAAAGACGCATCAGATATGGTGATGGCCGGTCGCAGCGCAGAACTAATCAACGCCATCTGGCGGGCAAAAGAGTATCGCCCTGACGGCATCGTCGCAGGCATCGATCTGTGGGATGAGTTCATCACAGAAGATGATAATGATTGTGTCCTGTACCCTTGGCCGTCGCTCAACGAAAAGACACGCGGTCTTCGTAAAAAAGAACTGACTGTCTTCACCGCAGGATCAGGTATTGGCAAATCTCAGATTGTCAAAGAGATCGGCCACCACCTACTGAAAGAAGGAGAGACCCTTGGCGTCATCTGCTTGGAAGAAAGTGTCAAGCACACGCTCAGAGTTTTTGTCGGGCTTGAGATTAACAAGCGCCTTAACTTGGGTGTCCAAGATATTTCAGAAGACGACCTCCGCGCTGGTTTCGATGCTACTGTCGGCAGTGGCAGGCTATATCTCTATGATCATTTTGGTAGCCTTGCTGGCGACAATCTTCTCGAAAGATGTCGCTACCTCGCAGCCATGGGCTGTTCCTACATTATTCTTGATCACCTCAGCATTGTGGTATCTGGCGGTCTGGAGGATCAGGCGGGCAATGAGCGCCAACTGATTGATTCCATAATGACCAGGCTACGCCAGCTTGTCGAAGAGACCGGCGTAGGATTGATCTTGGTGAGCCACCTGAAGCGCCCAGAGGGCAAGCCCCATGAAGAAGGCGGACAGACATCCCTCGCGCAACTGCGAGGCTCCGGTGCAATCGGGCATCTCGCTGACCTTGTTATCGGTTGCGAAAGAAACCAGCAGTCGCCTGATGAAGCACACCGCACGAAACTTCGTATCCTGAAGAACCGCCATTCCGGCGAGACAGGTATTGGCACTGTCCTCGAATTCAACCGAGAGACAGGCAGGATGCTTGAGGTGAATTTTGATGCAGAAGATTTCTGATGACGACCTGTTTGCATACGCCGAACGATTGGCTGTGCAGGCAGTCAACGACCCTGCGTTGGTCAGTGAGTACGCAGCAGTGATGACCGAAGTTCAACACAGAGAAGGAGGATGGAAAGTGCGAAACAAACAATCTCAGAACGACATGATCCTGAAGCACCTGATGGCTGGCCGATCAATCAGTCCCTTGGAAGCCATGGGCGTCTTTGGCGTCTACCGATTGGCTGCGAGGATTTTCGAGTTACGCGAAAGCGGCCATGAGATCACGAAGGTAATTAAGGATGACGGGCGAGGCCGCACCTACGCGGAATACTCTTTGGCCTGATCCATACTATTTGCAAGGGGAAACTAGATGGCACATATTTTCGACATTGAAACGAACGGCCTGCTCGACCAGCTTGACACTGTTCACTGCCTCGCGATCAGAGACACTGAGACAGGGATAACTGAGAGCTATGCGCCGCATCAGATCGAAGATGGCCTGCGGTCTCTCCTTAGCAAAGACCTGATAGTAGGGCACAACGTCATCGCGTTTGACATCCCTGCTATCCAAAAATGCTTCCCGTGGTTCAGTGTAGAACCCTCGAAGGTCCGCGACACCCTGACGCTCTCCCGTCTGATTTGGTCCGACATAGCAGACACTGATTGGGCCAAAACAGTAGGGCTTCCCAACAGGCTCAAAGGCAGTCACGCGCTGGCTGCGTGGGGGATGCGGCTAGGGTGCCCAAAAGACGACTACCAAGGTGGTTGGGATGAATTCAATAGTGACATGATGTTCTATTGCATTCAGGACACCTCAGTGACTGCAAAGCTATGGCAGACGATCCAAGCTAAGAACTACCCTGACACAGCCGTTGACCTTGAGCATGAGGTGCAGTGGTTAATTGCGCGGCAAGAGCGGTACGGGTTCCGTTTTGATGAACCCAAGGCACTCGATTTGTGTGCCAAGCTACAGCGCAGACGGGCAGAGCTTGATGACGAACTGCAAGCGGTGTTCACGCCTTGGTGGTCGGCGGTAGAGGTGGTCACCCCTTCCCGCACCGTGAACTACAAAACGAAACCTGCGGTGACGGCAGGCTGCACCTACACGAAGATCAAACACAACGTCTTCAACCCCAGCAGCCGCCATCACATACAGCACAAACTCGAAGAGCTTGGCTGGCAGGCAAAAGAGACTACGCCAGATGGCCGCGCCAAACTTGATGAGACAGTCTTGATGGGCCTGTCGTTTCCTCAAGGCAAAATCCTTGCGGAATACTTCATGGTGCAAAAGCGCCTTGGGATGTTGTCTGACGGCAAGCGGAGTTGGCTGGGCGCACTCCGTGGAGATCGCATCCATGGCTCAGTACTGACCAACGGTACGGTCACTGGTCGAGCATCTATGCGTGAACCAAATCTCCAACAAGTTCCATCAGCCAATGCCCCTTACGGCAAAGAGTGTCGCGAATTGTTCACAGTTGGCCCCGGCAAATCCCTTGTCGGCGTCGATCAATCAGGCATCGAACTGAGGATGCTTGCTCATTTTACCACCCCGTTCGATGGCGGGGCTTACGCAAAGGAGGTACTGGATGGGGACATTCATACGCACAATCAAACGGCTGCTGGTCTTGCTTCTCGCAGTATCGCTAAATCTTTTATTTACGCTTTGGTCTACGGCGCAGGCGTCAATCGTCTGGCTGGCGTCACCGGCCTCACAAAAAGACAAGCTGCTGAGGTTAAGGCTACTTTCCTTGCAGCTAACCCTGGTTTGGGCAAGCTCATATCTGCCGTTCAAGAAAAAGTTCAGCAAACAGGATACCTCAAAGGACTAGACCAGCGCCGTCTTCCTGTGCGCTCACCACACCGCGCACTTAATGTCCTGCTGCAAGCCGCTGGCGCAGCCACAGCGAAACAATGGCTCATCCAGTTTGACCGTGAGGTCGAGGCGCGTGGCTGGCGGGGCCGGGTACAGCAGGTCTGCTGGATACACGATGAAATCCAGATCGAAGCTGATGAAGAACTGGCCGAAGAAGTTGGTCGGGTTGCTGTATCAGCCATCGAGGCAGCAGGCGAACAATTTAAACTCAGAGTTCCGATAACGGGAGAATATCGCATTGGGAAAACTTGGGCAGAAACACACTAGCGTTACATTGATCGATGTGATGGGGGATGACCAGACAGTCGTCAAGGCTGCGCGGGTCAGCTTCAATAAATCAGATGCTTGGAATTCTGAGCGCGACACTAAGCTCATAAAGTACTTAGCGGAACACAGTCACTGGTCACCCTTCTCGCACTGCTTTGCGACCTTCAGGATCACTGCCCCGATTTTTGTTGCTCGGCAGCTTGGCAAGCATCAAGTCGGTCTAGCGTGGAATGAGGTGTCTAGGCGTTACGTCGATGGCGATGTTGAGTTTCATATCCCTGAATTCTGGCGTGGCCGTCCTTTAAACAAAAAGCAGGGTTCACACGGGATTATTGATGACACCGAAGGCGTAGTTAAGCACACATATGAAGACGCACTGCGTCACTGCAACGACGCGTATAACGCACTACTCAATCAAGGCGTTGCCGCCGAACAAGCCCGCGCAGTCCTGCCTCAATCTATGATGACAAGCTGGTACTGGTCTGGATCGCTATATGCGTTTGCACGGGTGTGCAACCTGAGACAACACGCAGACGCACAGCATGAGACGGAGATTGTTGCTGGTCAAATCAGCAGCCATTTGCGTACTAAATTCCCTGTAAGTTGGAAGGTATTGGTCGATGACAAAAGTTCTGATTGATGGCGATATCCTGATCTACCAAGTCGCAGTTGTTGCTGAAGAAAACGTCGAATTTTCAAACGAAGTCATCGCCGCGTGGGTAGATGTCAACGAAGCCAAGCAGACGGTGGATGCAGTAATCCACAAGATCATCGATCAGACAAAAAGCGACGATGCTGTGATTTGCCTGACCGACAAGACTAACTGGCGCAAATCAATTTTAAATACCTACAAGGCGAACAGAATCGGCATCCGCAAGCCTGTCGCTCTCGACCCACTGCGGAGGTACTTAGAGAAGACAAGGCATTGTGAAACCTGGCAGACGCTGGAAGCTGATGATGTCTTGGGCATCCTGCTGACTGAGCCTGTTGGTGAGCGTCGGATAATGTATAGCCAAGACAAGGA